CTGTAGTTCAGCAAGGGCAGCATTAAGTTCTGTAGCCGTTAGGTTACCAGAAGCAGCAGTGGTTACAGTGTTATCAGCTACAACAAGAGTGGCACCAGCAATAGTACCTTCAGAGATGGTGGCTGTACCTGTAGTAATATTATCTACATAGAAGTCTTTAAATCGTTTAAGGGTAGTACCCATATCTGCAGCACTATCAGCGGCAGGGGTAAGTACACCGTGAGATAGGCTAAACTGCAGTACAGGAGCACCGCTACCTGTTGAATCAATCCAGAACTCAATAGTATCACCATTAACTGTGATATAATTGTGCTTATCTACATCTGATATAATAGGAATATATGTACCTTCAGCAGCAGTTCCATCGTGCTTATGCCCTGTAGATGTTGCAAATGCTTGTACTATAGCATTATATTCATTATTAATCTGAGAAGCATCAGCTACCTCGTTATTAACAATATTAGCTGCTTCTTGTCTTACGTAACCTGCCATTTAATCTAATCTCCCGCTATGTGAGGTATCTATGTATAACCCATTAATAGTGTATTGTGATGTTGTATCGTCTGTAATAAATTGCAGGGAAGCACTACTTCCGCTACCTTCTACATTCATTTTTAAAAGTGGTGTTCCTGTTGAGCCCCAGTATGAAGCTCCCCAAACCATTACTCCCCACTCTGCTGCTGGATAAACAGTCTCAAAGTAGTATGTATCTGGGTGATGTTGGTTAGGATTAGAAAAGTCATATCTAAGAGTCATTCCTAAGCCCTCTGCTGTTGCAGATGCTTCCATAGATAGCTTCACAGAGTAAAGTGTCTTACGGTCACCTGTGCTTCCTAGAGACATATCTGGTGTCTTATACGTAGCCTTTACAGAGGCTCCATCAAAAGATGCCCCACTGTTATGCGTATATACGAATCCATCATAGTCTCCGTGGTAAGATATTTCTGTACCACTAGATTGTACTTCTGAAGTAATACTACTAACTTCAATACCTGTAGTTTCTGACCACTCCCAAGTAGTGTTCCCATTCCTATTAATTAATGTTCCGATAATACCTCTTTGAATAGTGCTATCTTGAGCATCACTAGAATAGTATAAGCGGTATTGATTACTTTCTCTTACAACTAAGCTATTAATATCAAATGTAGAGAGTCCAGAAACAATACCAGAAATCAAGTTATTAATCTTAGATGAGACAGAGGACATCTCAATATCAGCAATCCTATCTGTACCAGCTATAGTTCTCAGCCCGTCTGGAGCTAGGAATAGAAGGTCACCAGCTACCTCTTGAATAGACCAACCAGAAATACAGCCAACTTTACGTGTGACTAGCTCTCTTTTAGGTGCTCCATCTAGATTAGAAATACGATGAATACTGTCTCTACAGAATACATATAGAATATCTCTATGAGACTTAAGGCCAGTTATAATATCACCAACATCTACAGCACCTGCTGATGCGCCAGTAAAATCTGTTACATCAAAGCGATTGCTCCAATAGACCGTAGATTTACTAGAAGCATCTCCAGCTAATATTAGTCGTTCTTTATATGAGGTGGCATACTGTGGAGCTTGTGGTGCTCCAGAAGCTACTTCTAATTCCCAATAGTGGTACTTACGTCCACCTATATCTGTAATCTTAACTTGAGCTACTTTGTTCACACCATCACAGAAAGAAAGAATACCATATTCCTCATTACCGTCATAGTGAGATATAGAGTTACGCCCTTGAGATGTACGTGGAAGAGCTGCTTCTGCATTAAGAGCTGTTAGGTCTAGCCCAGTTTCAGCATTATCTTTATTTATCTGAATCCAAGTGACACCATCATCAGAGAAATAAATACCTGTACTCTGAGCAGCAAGACCACCATCAGCATACTTATGTAGGCCGAGAATAGGTGCTGTAGCTCCTGTTGGAGTTGTTGAACCAAACTTAGAATAGCCACTAATACGCTTATATCCACCATTACGACTTACTTCCATATTAATAAGACGGGTGGCTGCACCTGGAGTGTCAAACATCTCTATTGTGCTAGCAGTGGTATCTAAGCCTCCGGCAGACTTAATTACATGTGTTTGTTCTTGTGACACTTAGAATCTACCCAGACTATCTGTAGTCATATAAGCATCCATTGGCATAAGAGCATCTCTCATTCTCTTTAATCCCTTCTTATAGTCAGCTCCTGCAGAACGACTCTCATCTATATTCTTTTTGAATTGATGCACGTAGTAACGAATCCTAGCCATTAGTACAGGCTTATACTGAGACGGCATAACAATCTCATCCGTAGCTAAATCTAATGGAGTGAGCTGTTCCCATGCAAAGTAATAGATACGATACACTTCATCAGGAATAGGACTAATACCAAACTGTACCTGATTACTGTAACGCATTACACGTACAGGAACACCGTATGTTTGTGTATCACTCTTATCTCTATTCTCATATGCAGAGTATCTACGTTTCCAATCTGTCACGCTAATCTCTTTCATACTCTTTACTACATAAGGTGCTTCTTTAGTAGCCACACCCTCTTCTGTAAGAGTAAAGCTATCCCAATCAATATGTGCGTATTGGTCATCAATTGTGGTAGCTGTTGGTTTAAGGTCATACCAGCGTTGTCCTACTACAGTCTCAATGTAAGCATTGCCTAGATATTCTTCCGAAGCTTCACCAGCAGCCATCCAAGGCCACTTGTGTTCTTCGTCGTGAATATCGTTATAAGCTCTGTTTACTGCTGCACGGACAAACCGCTGAATATTTGTAGAGGATGCGAAGTTAGCTGCTGTCAGCGGAACCTCGTTAATCTCATACAACATTTCATTTACAAGTTCTAGGTAAGTAGTAGCGATTGTACTATCCTCTAGTTTATTAAATAAGGAGGGAGGCGCTACCTCCCCGTGTTAGCTAAGCAAAATTGCTATTAGTCGATGTTAACGTAAGCCTTAACGATTGCTTCTGGACGAAGAACCTTACGACCCCATACAGCCATACCACGAACGATGTCGCCGAAGGTAGATGGGTCACGGAAGCTCTCAGTCTTATCGAAAGCAGAGGCACATGAGGTTGAGCTCATATGACCAGCCATAACGTAACTACCAGACAGACCACTAGAAGTACCAGTACCAGTCCAAGTAGGAGTGTTGTTCGACTTGTAGAGTTTGAATCCACGAAGTTGACCAGATGCTACCAGACCATTACGCAGGCTACCTTCACCGTTGTTGTAGTCCATAGACAGCAACTTAGAGCTGGTGTCCGCTAGCTGCTCATAGAACGCAGGAGATGCAATCACCCAACGATTCTCTTCCGGCACGTTCTGGTCATCTAGAAGACGAGCTTGACGTGATAGGACGTTTAGAGGGTCAATCTCACCAGACGCATGACCTACATCAAGAACGTCAGTGGCACTACCATAGGTTTGTACACCTGTAGCTGCAGCCATTTGGGTAAGAACGTCAACGTCCATAGCGTCTTTAAGCTTATAACCTGCGTTATCAGCAGCAAGAGCTTGCCAGTTAACATTACCAAAACGAGTTTCGAGGTCGTCAATCTTGAATTCCCATGCTTGCGCTTGGTCAATTACCAGAGTGAGTTCTTCGTCAGTCAGTGGAGTGTTAGTAGGTGCCAGACCACGAGTGTAGGCATATGTAACGATTTGTGGTTCTTTAACGATATTTACCGTATCGCCATAAGAAGCAATCTCGCCCATATAGTCAGTGTTACAAATAGCTTCTGCGACAGAAGATTTGCGGAATGCAACCTGAGCTTTAGCAGAGAAAATCTCTGGAACCCAGAACTGGTTGGCTTGGCCTGTTACAGCGGAGCCGAAGTTGACGGTTGAACCGCCTTCAAATGATGCCATGTTTATTTACCTTTTAGTTTAGTTTTAAGTTTAGCCCTTAACAATACGGCCTTCGACAAATGCTTTGTCCCATACATCTATTAGCTTCTCAGCTTGGTCAGGTGAATGGTTGGCAATATGGTTAATTTCTGATGTCTTCCAAATCTTAGCTGTTTTAGCGTCAGGTTCAGAAGTTGTTGAGACGCTTACTGCATCAGCAGCAGATGGCTTCTTAGGTTTAGGCTTCTTCACTGCCTTAATCTTTTCAGCTTTCCATCCAACGTCTTGTTTGAACAAATCAATTGCTCGTGAAGCTAGGTCTGCATTAAAGCTATTGTACAGCCAATCTTGAATATCTTGAGGTTGTTTAGGAACCCATTCATGGAATGTCTCCAAACCCTTAATCTCTTCAAAGTCAGGTTGTAGTACAGATAGCTTAGAGAACGCCTCTTTCTTTGCAAGGTTCTTCTCTCGTTGTGTTAATGCTGATAGCTGCTCTTGCATATCTTTGATTTGCTCTTGTGACCGCAAATCTGCAATAGCTTCGATGGTCGCATAACCATCTGGGTCGCTCTCCTTGTAAGTAGCCAGTTCTTCTGGGGTTCGAGGGGGGCTGTATGCTGGTCGTCCGTCCTTAATCGCATCAGTAAGTTTTTGCTCTTTTGTTTTAAATTCAGTGAGCTTATTGTCGTAATGCTTCTTTAGGTCATCATACCTTTTCTTATAATCAACTTTCTTAAACTGCTCTACAGGAGTTTCCACTGGTACGTCAGGCACTGCTGGTGTAGATTCAGTCGATTCGACTACTACGGCTGATGGCTTAGCTTCTTCTTTAACCTCTGGTTGTCGAGGTGGAGCTAATCCGTCGTCTGCACTGAGAATTCCACGAGGAACTTCTTCATTGGTTAGAGTAGATTGTTTTGAGTTATAAGGATTTGCTGCTTTGGTCATTGTATCTCCTTGGGCTTACTACTAATGTAGAAAGGTAGCTTAGAGTGTGTGCCTTACGGCGTTAAAAGAAGTGGTCTATAAATAGGGTAGCACTTCCAGTTTAAGGTCTAGGCAGGTATCCATATAGGGGCTGCTTCGACAGATTCTTTGTTACGTTGTTTCTTACCATCCTTCTTTCTTAAGGCGTTCATACTCGTCTGCATAATATTGCTTCTCAGGGAAGGCTTCCATCATATCACGAGCACGTTGTACTAATTCTGATTCTTGTTCTGGTGCAATAGCTGCTGCAGTTTCTGATTCTTTCTTTTCACCGAGGAATCCAGAAGTAAGTCGGTCCCAAAGGCTTCCGCCTGCTGGACCTTTCATATACTGCTCTCCAACTGCCCCACCATCTGCATAGTTCTCACCGCTGTCCTTATGTAGAGCAGGCATGAAGCCAGAAGCGTAGGCACCATCATCACCTACATAACCACCACTAGAGAAAGCCATCTCTGTTCCACCCTTTACAGGCTTACCACCAGATTGACTCCCTTCTTTGTTCTCAATCATCTTATTGAAGAAGCCAATGCCTTTCTCACGCACCACTTCTTCTGGAATGACGAACTCTCCGGGTTGTAGATTAGCCTTCACTGTATCTTCAGGAGACTCAGCAGGAGGGGCTGCAGCGGACAATAGCTGTTCAATTAGGTCTGAAAGTCCAGGAACTGTTTCAATAGCTAGTTGAATAGCTGCTTCATTGTCTTCTCCCTGTCCTTGGTCTAACCCAACTTCATCAGGAGCTGCTGCGTCTGGATATTCTTCCATGTCCATCATACCTTTAGCCATTCTCAGTGTTCCTCTTAATAGTGATTGGAAGTGTTTCCATTTCGTTAAATAGTTGTAGTTTACCTTGTAGTCGTAGCAGGGTCTTTTCATCTGCTGCTGCCATTTGCCTAACTAACTTCTCTCTACAATATTGAATATACTCAGCCCAAGCATTCCCAGTTGGAGTGCCATCAGCCATTAGCTTAAGATACTTATACGGGTTGTCCACTAGCTTCTCCTCGTGGTGTTCCTGAGAAGCCTTGGGCTCCGGGTTGTTCAGGTGGTGGAGCTTCTCCAGCAGGTGTTCCTGGGATTTGCTCAGGAGGTACACCTTGCTGCATAGCTTGTTGCATACCAATAATTTCAGCATAGATTCTAGCTTCATCAGGTGTGGATACAAACTCTTCTGCAGGAAGGTCCATTGTCTTCACAATCTCTTTCACTACATTAGGTAGCTTAACGAATGGAGCAATAGCTGGGTTAGCTGCTGTTTGTAGTAGTTGTGTTAGTCGCTGTGCCTTAA